ATGGCCCCGAGCGCCTCGATGCGCTTCATCGCCCCGATCTGCTCCACGCTGTGCTGCAGGGTAGTGAGTCGGTGCTGGCCGAACTCGCCCTGGTAGTCGTCAGCCTCGCGATGCATCAGCATCGCCTTGTCATGTTGACGGCGGTCGGTATGGCGGCTCTGGTTGCCCACGGTATCGGTGCGGCTGAACACCTCGGCCCGTTGCTGTTGGAGCTGTGCGCCCGGGGTGATGTCCGGCAGCGGCCAGCCTGAGCCCAGTACGGTGCGAATAAATGGCCGGTCAGCGCGACCGAAGGCAAACCCCAGCTCGACGATGGTTCCCTCGATGGGGAACTGCAGCAGTCCCTGCTCTGGCCCGCCGAACAGTACCGGCAGCGGCACGGCGCGATAGAGTGGGGCGGCCTTGTCCGGCTGGCCATCTTCGCCCAGCAGTTGCACATCTACTGCATAGCGCGGGCGAAACGGATCATTGAGCTGGCCAGCGGCTGCGTTGTCGCTGATGGCCTCGACCCGCCCGAACTTGGGCAGGTGCATCTGGTCGGCCAGCTCCGGGAACTCGCCCTCCATCTTGCGCCGCTCCGGCGACTTTACCGGTTTACCGGGTGTTGCCGTGGTGAGGGTCATCTCGTCGCCCTTGAGGCGAACTCGCACCACCCGCTTGCCGTTGACGAGTGCGCCCGGGCGCATGGCCGGGATCGGGGCTGTGGTGAGGGTGTTGCCCGCCTGGCGGCCAGAGAAGGTCGGATCCAGTTCCACCGGCCTGTCTGCCCAACGACTATGGGCATGACTGCCCACGAAAATGGCGCCATCCGGTTGCTGATGCCAGATGAAATCCGGCACCGCAAAGGCGCGGCCGGCGTTGTTGAGCAGCTGATAGCCGGTGCCGGCGCTGGTGAAGTTGGGGATAGGCCGATCGGTATAGTCGGCCCCGTCAGGCAGCAAAAAGGTGAGCTTGGTCTGGTCGCTCAACCAGGCCAGCAGACCGCGCAGGGTGGCATGCTGGAGGCTCACCGGAAACGCGCTCCCCAACATACCGGCCAGCTCGCGGCACAGCAGCTTGCTGGCACCATTGCTGGCAGGCTGCACGTCATACACATATCCGGTAAACCAGCGGCGCAGCTCGCCGTTGTAGCCCAGATCCACGGTCAGGGTTTGCCCCTTCTCGGCGTTCCCCTCAATGGTTAGAGCGGCGCGCCCACCGGCGCAGAGATCCAGCACGATATCGTGGTCGATGAGGTTGGCCGGTTGGCCTCCCAGGGTGAGGTTGGTCGAGAGTTTCACGCCATCAGGTCTCCCAGTTTGTTATCCAGCCCCTTGATAGCCTGCTCCCACGAGCTCAGCTGTTCCTGCTCGGAGGCGGGCACTCCCTCTGACGGCTTGGCCGGTTTGGTGTTGGCGTTGCCCTGGCCCACGGTGGCGGGCGCCTTGGGCATTCGCTGTTCCCGCTTCTCGGGTACCGAGTTGTGTTCGCGCAGGGTGAACTGCACTTGCCATGCCAGCAGCCCCTCCTGTTCGCTGGCAGTGATGCGCCCGGCAAACTTGGCCTGGCGCACCTTGACCGACTTGGCCAGCAGCGATCCGACCCGATAGATATGGCGCTTGCCGCCATCGCCTTTGGCATCGGCCAGCTCAAACAGCCGGCTCAGGGTCTGCTCATCCTTGAAGGGGACAAGCCCCGAGATATCGAGCTCCTTGGCTTTGGCCCCTTGCTCCGAGCTGCTGGTCGAGCTGGTCTGGCCGCTACTGTCCTTGTCCTGAAACTGCATCGATGCGGTTATCCGCATCGACTTCATCACAATTGGCTCACCGTCCAGGGTGAGCATGGCGGTTTGGCTCATCGGGTTAACTCCTGCCAGAAGGTGAGCGGGGAGGGGGAGAGCAGCAGGGCGCCGACCGTCATGCTGTGGCTATGGTCTGGCGGCTGCTCTGGCCCAGTTGGGCGGCCAGGCTTGCTGCATCACCTTGGGCTTGCCAGTGCCACAGCTGGCCACTGATGGCCGTCAGCTTTCCCAGTGCCTGTTCGAGCTCGGTCAGTCTGGCAGAGCGTCGTTCTGCCAGGGTGGCCAGTTGGGCGATCGGGGTAGTTGTCCCCTGTGCCAGGCTCTCCAGTTGGGCGAGCTCGGCCCCGAGCAGTGAGCGAGTCGAGCGCAGCGGATCCCAGCTCAGTGGCTCATCTGCTTTCCAGCGTGGCACCTTGGCGGCGGTGGGTTTGCTCATGGCATCGTTGTTGGCCGTGAGGCGGCGCAGGGCCGCGCACCACTCTGGCAGCGGCAGGATGGCACAAAGCGTCGCCAACGCATCGGCCAGCGCGGTTTCGCTGTTACCGGTGACCAGCCAGGCGATGGCGTGCAGCTGGCCAGTTGGCAGCAGGGGATCTGCGCCGTCCTGCAGCTTGGCGGCAAGAGTCGCCACCGCATTGGGGGCGGCGAGGCTGTACTGGTTGCCCTGGTGCTGGCCCACCCCATGCAGATAGGGGGTGACCGTCAGGCAGCGACCGGTGACCAGCAGCCGGTCGAGCTCAGCCCGCAGCCCTGCGAGCGCGGCAGCGGCTTGGCTGATGGGCGTGGGGCGGTATTGCGCCCTTGGGGCCAGTGCCTGCAAGCGAGCCACCGCGCCAGCCTGGCTGTCTGGCAGTTGGCCCAGCACCCCGCTGGCGCGGGTGTGTATCGCCTCGGTGCTGGCCGGCCAGCGCAGCGCGCCTTGCGTCCAGCTCATTGCGGGACATCCGGCCAGATGACATCGGTGGGCCAGCCCTCGTTTTGTGGCAGGCGCATCAGCGCGATGCGGTAGCGCTGCAGGGTATCGAGCCTGGCCAGTTCCTCTGGCGTTGCTATGTTTAGCTCCTTGGCATCCTGCAACGGAGCAATGCGGAGGGCCGCGTCGGCCTGCAATGTGTCGAGCTTGTGCTGCTGATCGGCTTCGCTGGGGACATAGGTTGGTGGTTCCCGCATCTCAATGTCTCCGAATTCACCGAAGATGGCGCGTACATAGAGTTCGCGTCCATGGGCTGCCGA